CCTAATGCTCGGTCAAATACTGTTTTGAAATCATCTTCTAAACAATCCTGATACGCTTCGGCTGATAATAAAGACCATAACGTTGTATTCTTTTTTATCCATCCTGACTCTTGAAATAAAGTCCCAAATGGGTTATCGTAAAACCAAAGTGAATGAAATATTTCAGGTGCATCGGGATCATGCTCGGCCAACCCTACTCGAAGAAGATTATCGTCATAAAGCCAGTATACATTCCAATCAGGATATGCTGGATCTAAGCAACCACGAAATACTTCGCGACCATTATAATTCCATTCTTCTGCATCATAATCATCATCGTGATCTGCAACATCATCTGAAAAATTGCGATATACATATCCTGGTTTCAGGACTGAGAACATTGTTATGATCATGGTTAATCAAACTTTACAGTTAGACGCACATCGTGGCGTGAAATAGACTTGGTGGCAGAATGCGAAAGTTCGTGGCGTTTCTTCTTTGGTTCATCTGTCTTACTTTCGTGCAAACGAGTCTCCATATCAGTATGCACCTTTTCATGATGCGTATCTAGATAATCTAGAACACCATCGGTAATAGCCCATTCAAAGAAATTGAGCTGGCCTACCGTAGTTTCAATATCACGAAACTTAATACGCTTCCATCGGCAGAATGGATCAAACATGCGCTTACTATACGCCTTGAGGTGAGACTTGTATGACAAGTACACAATAACATGATTTTGAGATTTACTCATTAATGAAAAATTGAACTTCTTGGCATAATTGGTAACAAACCAATCGATTAAACGAAGAGAAAGGTTTGAAGAACCATCTAGAATACTTTTTACTCGTGCAATATGATCGGCATTCGCATAAAATCGTTCTAGCCGATGAAGAACCCACTGTTCCTGAGTTTGGATTTCCTGCATTTGTTACAATACAGATTCATACATGTAAAACGGTTTTAGTACTATTAAGCAATAGAATCCTAATGGATCATGTAGAACTACTTCTTGAAAAGTATGGTCAGGATGATCAGCGCACAGATGCTTGGCATGCTAAACGAGGAGAAATGCTCACTGCCTCCGAAATCCACAAGGCTTGTAAAGATGCATCTCCGGCCCTGAAGCATGAGATTGTGATGTCGAAACTAGTTCCAAGAGAAAGAACTCCTGCTGGAACTGGACCAAAAGCTCTTCTTTGGGGAACTAGATTTGAGCCAATCGCAAAGCTAATTTATACCACACATTTCCAAGGTGGTATTGAAATTGTGGATACGACTTGTGTTCCACACCCAGTTCATTCTTTTCTTGGCGCTTCACCCGATGGAATCATTATCACAAAAGATAAGAATGATTTCCGGTATGGAAAACTAGTAGAATTCAAATGCCCTATTTCTCGGGAGTTTTCTGATAGCACACCTATTCCGGAAGTGTATTACCATCAAATGCAATTACAGTTGGAATGTACTGGCATGCAAGAATGCGAATACATTGAAATGAAGTTTCGTGAAGTTAATTATTCTGGATGGGTTGATGTGAAAGATAAGATCAAATCCTTCTTTGTAGTCTTTGAAGATGGTGAAGTAGTATACCGTGACTTGAATGACCAGCGTGATGTCCCAACTTGGCGTCGTGAAGTTTTGGATGAAAAGGATGATCGTGATTTCAGTACAACTTATTGGTACTTTGATACTATTCGTACTTCAACTGTTCCTCGCAATCCAGAATGGCTTTCTTCAAATCTCGAAAGCTTTACTGAAATTTGGAATACTATTCAAGAACATAGAAAGAACGGGACTTTACCCGAACATCCTAAAGAGAAGACCATACTAGTTCTCTGATACAGTTGCTATTACTGAACGAACATTACGAGTTTGTTGAAAAATGCGCTGCTTGGGCGCATAAACACTAATCTTATCACCGATGAAAGCGTTAGACAGCCGGTCATCCGCAGGTAAGCTCAGTGAATTGTCCACTAATTTTTTAGCACCATCCTTTGAAATAAAGTACGACATTGCTCCATTGAAGAAATTCTTTTTTACATTGAAATATGTATCATTTACCGGATCAGTGTGTTCAAACGGATACCATACAGTTTCACCAATATGGCATATATCATACTTTTTCGGAAGATTGCTGATGGCATCATTTAAATTGTAAAGATTTTCACAAAATTCCACATCATCTTCTAGAACCAAGTAATTATTAAATTTGGAATCGGCTAGAAGTTTCTTATAGACTGACATATGACTCCACGCACATCCAAATTCGCCAGAAGTCATTGGCTTGCCATTTAATCGGACCTTTGGGTCATAAGTATAAGATTCTCCTTCATAAGTTAACTTGTTGCCATCAATGCTGATATTCTTTCCATTCACGCCATAGAAAACTTCAGTCTCAATCCCAAGCTTATAAAGAATCTTTAAAGTCTTTTGAATCATTTCGGATCGATCAAACTCCTTGAGTGTAATAATTACAGCTTTTGTACGGGTTACAACACGCTTCAAATTTGCAAAGAATCCATAAATATTCAAGACCTTATTCTTTTCTTCACGAATTGCGTCTATGCGCTGAGACCACCAATCTTCGGCAATTGCTTGAACAATAATCTTACGAGCAGCATCAAAATCTTCTAACGGAAGACGCACAAATGCCCGTGAATCAATGTAATCATCTAAATTTGGACATCCCCAGTAAAAGGCCAAAACCTCATTCAAAATAGGTTCCCAAATCTTTTCGGTAGCATAATTTGTTTCGGAGTTGTTTTCACATGCAATACAATACTTAACTTTTGAATAAATATTTGAGCGCAATTCGTCTGGAACTTTACCTTGGTAACAATCTAAGTTATTATAGTTTGCCCTTCCATAAACTTTAATTAAATCCTGATTCAATTTTACGAACTCAACACGAAGCTTATGCCCCATTTCCCAGTTATTACCACTCAAAATAGACACTACATCATCCGACTTCGTATCGGGAATTTCAACTGGCATCTTAAAGTTCCACTGAACGCCATTTAAGTAATTGTGATGCTGAATACGGTAAAACTTTGTAGGGTCCGGTTTAGGCCATAACTTTGCTCCCCAGTTCTTTGCCGGGTCATAAACAGTTGGCTCCATTTGGTAAATAATTGACTTTGAGGGATCGAATGAACCGTTTCCGGGTTTGTTAATAATTACATGAAAGTCTGCGTCATCAGAGGTTGTTAGTTCAATAGTTGAAGGAACGTTCATTAATGACCACTCTTCGATCAGCTGCTCGGATGTTTGCCAATCACACAACATCTTTACTCGAGTTTTATTGCTGTTACTTTTTGGAGTTGGGTTCTTAAGATTATTCTTTTTAATAAAAATACCATCCGTATTCTTGAAATATTGTGAAGATTGTAGGTTGGTAATTGCAGATTTGAAAAATCCTAAAGTATTGAATCCAGCACAATTTGGGTCGGATATAGCAATTTCCATTAGTTCATAAATTGTCTTATTTGCATGATAGTAACAATCGTTACTGATTTGATCAAGTCCCGCTTTAAACTCAAAATATTCGGATGGGTCTATAATACTATCAAAATTCAATCCCGTAAAATTCTTTTGAATATCTGAATCTACATTTTGCCCCGGAGTTTCATACCATTCTGAAAACACTAGTTGTGGACGAATCTCCCATGTTTTAAGTTCAGGGCATATTTTCATCACATAATCAATTCCATGACGAATACCATTCTTCTCAATATAGTCTACTAGAACTTTGGCACCGGTCTTATTGATAGTATATCCGAATGTTCCTCCAATATTTAATTGTTTATTATTAACGGCTATATTTACAGTATCCGATTGTGTAACATACGCATCCTTTGTTGCTTCACGATGCTGAGTGAACATATGATATCCCAAAAACAAACATTCAAACTTATGAAACTCTGGCTGGAGAACATCATACTTCTTCTTGAAGTCCGGTACAAGAGTTATATCATCTTCAAAAATTGCGTAGTATTTGTTTGTGTTATCTGAAAGTAGTGATTTCCATAACTCGTAATGCGTAAGCGCACAACCCACAACTCCGACGCGACTTCCAAAATCGTTTCCTTCAAAAAGTTTCTTTAATTGAATATTCGGCTTGAGTTCAGAACCATCTACTGCTTCAATAAATTGAATATTTGCCATTCCG